GTAATACTAAATAATTAATTATTATGTCTGAAGAGAATAAAACAGATCAAGCAAATCCTGAACCTGGAGTATTAGATATTGTATCAGCTATAGCTGATAACAAACGTGCTGATGCTATAGATCAACTTCAAGATTTGTTGTATGCAAGATCAAGTGATGCTGTTAATACGTATAAAAAAAGTGTAGCAGCAACATACTTTAACGAACCCACAGAGGAAACGCCAGATGAAACTGATAACGGAAACGATTGAAGATGTACAAGTAATTACCGAAGGTAAAGGTGATAGTAAAAAATTGTACATAGAAGGAGTATTTCTTCAATCAGAACTGAAGAACCGTAATGGACGTATGTATCCATTCCAAGTTCTACAGAAAGAAGTTAATCGTTACAACGAAGAGTACATTAAAACATCACGTGCTCTTGGTGAGTTGGGACATCCAGATGGACCTACAGTCAATTTGGATAGAGTTTCTCATAGAATTGTATCTCTTGCAGAAGATGGTACAAACTTTAGAGGTAAAGCACAAATTTTAGATACTCCAATGGGTAAAATTGCATCATCTCTACTAGGTGAGGGTGTAAAATTAGGTGTTTCATCTAGAGGTATGGGTTCTATTGACAAACGTGAAGACTGTAACGTAGTTATGGATGACTTCATGTTAGCAACAGCTGCAGATATAGTTGCTGATCCTTCCGCACCTGATGCTTTTGTTAATGGTATCATGGAAGGTAAAGAGTGGGCTTGGGATAATGGCATACTAAAGGAGACTAAAGTTGCTAAATATCAGAGTTACATGAACAATGCAACACGCAAAAACCTAGAGGAAAGAACACTGAGAGTGTTTGAAGATTTCCTTTCAGGTTTGTAATTAACTAAATAAACATAGATTATTCACAGTAATTTCAGGGAAGACTTACGATGTCAAATACATTAAACGAAAAGTTTGAGGAATTCGCCACCGAGCAGGCTGATGTTCTCAAAGAATATCAGGATCCGATGCCAACAGTAACTGCAACAGTAGTTCCTGGTACTGGTTCCGAACCAACTCAAGTTTCGGGTGATCCACAACAGGCTTCAAGCGGAAAGGATGAACCATCAGGTTCTGATCCTAAAGTTCCAGAGGCTGTTGCTAACGGACAATCAAGAAATGACTTGGGTGGATCCCAGTCACCTCCTCTTCATGCTGCTAAAGGTGAAGGTGAGCAAAATCCTGGTGCTAAAGCATCCGCACCTGTATCTCAGGACACTAGTGTATCATCCCCATCTGGTAAACCAGGTGACGAAGCAGGTCCTAATTCCCTAGGTGCTGAAATTACAAACGGAACTTCTAAAGGTCCTGATGTGAAGTATCCAATTAAACCATCGTTTGAATCTGTGGATGTATCTGACGATGTAAAAGCCCTCCTTGAGGGAACAGAACTCTCTGAAGAGTTTGCCGAGAAAGCAAAGACTATCTTTGAAGCTGCTATCAAAGCAAAACTATCAGAAGAGTACGACAAGATTGTAGAACATTTCGCTAACGAATCTGCTGAGAAGATATTTGCTGCTCAGTCAGAACTCGCAGAAGACGTTAACGGAACTGTAAACTACGCCGTGACTCAATGGCTTGAGGAGAATCAATTAGCTGTTGATCGTGGTATAAAGAATGAGATTACTGAAGACTTTATGATAGGTCTTAAGAGTCTCTTTGAAGAGCACTACATTTCTATCCCAGACGAGAAAGTGGATGTGGTAGAAGGTATGGCTGAATCAATTCGTGAGATGGAAGAAAGACTAGACGAACAGGTCAAGTCCAATGTGAAACTTCAAGCTCGTCTAAATGAGTCTGCAAGAACTACTATTCTGGCTACTGTGTCAGAAGGATTGGCAGATACTCAGAAAGACAAACTCAGCAAACTTGCTGAAGCAGTTGACTTCGTATCTGAAGAAGACTTCACTAAGAAGGTAACAACCTTCAAGGAAGCATACTTCTCAGAGAAGAAATCTGCACCTGCAACTTCAGAAGTTGCTGATGAAACTCCAGTAGAGGGAGCAGACACAACAGTAACAACTCCAGCAATGGATGCGTACACTGCTGCACTCGCTCGTTGGAAATAAATTATCTTTAACTTTAAATTCGGAGCAATTAAACAAATGTTTAACGCACAAGCTCTGACAGAAAAGTGGAACCCTGTTCTTAGTCACGAAGGCACTGAGCCTATCAAAGACAATTATAAAAAGGCAGTTACTGCTGTTCTGTTAGAAAACCAAGAAAGATTCCTACGTGAAGAGCGTGGAATGATTAATGAAGCAGGTGGTTCTGCTGGTAACGTATCTGGTGCTATTGGTGCTAGTGGATTATCAGGTAGCGGACTAACCACTCAAACTGGTGGACTAGCTGGATTTGACCCTGTTCTAATCAGCTTGATCCGTCGTGCTATGCCTAACCTAGTAGCATACGACATCTGTGGTGTACAACCAATGTCAGGACCTACAGGTCTTATCTTCGCAATGAAGTCACACTTTGAAGGTAGAAGTGGAGCAGAAGCTCTATTCAACGAGCCTGACAATGACTTCTCTGCTGGATTTGATGCATCTGCAAATGCATACGACACAGCAAACCCTGTTGCAGGTTCTAACCCAGGTCTTCTTAACGATGCTACTGGTGGTGGTACAACAGCAGGTAACTATGCACGTGGTGAGAAGCCAATGGCAAGAGAAGATGCTGAAGCTTTAGGAGAAAGCAACAAGCTCTTCAGAGAGATGTCATTCAGTATAGAGAAAACTTCTGTGACTGCACAGTCAAGAGCTCTAAAAGCTGAGTACACTCTAGAACTTGCTCAAGACTTGAAAGCAATCCACGGATTAGATGCAGAGCAAGAACTTGCTAACATCTTGTCTAGTGAGATCCTTGCTGAAATCAACAGAGAAGTTGTTAGAACTGTTTACACAGTTGCTAAGTCTGGAGCACAGAACAACGTAGCAAACCAAGGTGTATTTGACCTTGACGTTGATTCAAATGGAAGATGGTCAGTTGAAAAATTCAAAGGACTGATGTTCCAAGTAGAAAGAGATGCTAACGCAATCGCACAGCAAACTCGTAGAGGAAAGGGTAACTTCATCATCACATCTGCTGATGTTGCTAGTGCTCTTGCTATGTCTGGTACTCTAGACTACTCTTCTGGTTTAACTGGTGCTGGTGGTCCTTCCATCGGTGAAGTTGATGACACAGGTAATCTACTTGTTGGAACAATCAACGGACGTATTAAGGTATTTGTTGATCCTTTCTCTGCTAACGTAAGTGACACTCACTACTACGTTGTAGGATACAAAGGTACATCACCTTATGACGCTGGACTCTTCTATTGTCCTTACGTTCCCCTACAAATGGTCAGATCAATTGGTCCTGACACATTCCAGCCAAAAATTGGATTTAAGACACGTTATGGTATGGTTGCTAACCCATTCGTTGTTAAAGCGAACGGTACACCTGATGCTGAAGCACTCGGTGCAGGTCTTAACCAGTACTACAGACGTGTTCGTGTTGCGAACCTTATGTAATACAGACTACATATGTTATCAAAAGGGAACCTACGGGTTCCCTTTTTTTATTGGGTATGATATAATAATACAAACTCTAGTATGATATGAATGGTAGATTGGATAAAGTGCAAATGACTGCGAAGATAATGCGTATGAAAGACGGATTACATAAACATCAATGGTATCCACATTGGGATGAAAACGAAAGAGCAGCAGCACAGATGATACTAAATAATGTACTGGACATATTAGACGAATATTGGAGCTGATGTTACAAAAGATACTACTCTTTGCTTCACCCATAGTATCTGCTGCAACAGTTGCTACAATTATTACAGTAAAGACTTGGAAGAAAAAAAGACCACCAAAAATTAATATTACGTGGGATGATGATGACGATGATTATACAGGAGGTCCTGGCGAAGGTCCTTACTGGTGGTACACTAAATAATATTAACTAGGAAATAATCATGGCTGCTGAATGGTATAACGAGCAACCTAAAAATAGAAATTTTTTGATACCTGTAGGTTTTAAATTAGATCTACAGTTATTTCATGGTGTAGATTTCTTTTGTCAGTCCGCTTCCATACCAGATATATCCATGCCATTTGCTGAGGTGCAAACACCTTTTAGAGGTATTCCTATTGCTGCTAGTGGTGGAGTATCTTTTGGTGATCTAACTGTTCGTTTTATGATAGATGAAGAGTTAAAAAATTATTACTCTATTCATAATTGGATCAGAACTTATGGACTTGCTGATTCTAGAACTGCTGAGGGAACTCCAGATTTATATTCTAATGGTAGGTTATTTATTCTTACCTCTCATTCCAATGTAAATCACGTAGTAGAATTTACAAATTTATTTCCAGTAAGCTTGTCAGGAGTACCATTTGATGCTACAATAGGAGATATAGATTACTTGGTTGCTGACGTTACGTTTAAGTACGAGAAGTACGATATACTTAATGACAAAATGAGACCACATGATACATGAATTTTGAATCGCTTCGTAATAAATTTGAAAAACTGAGAGCAGATTGGACAGAAGATAGTCACGTAGATTTTCAATTTAAGAATAAACAATATAGTGCTGATCTAGGACAGATCGCATTAGACATTCCTTTCTGCCATAATAAATACTTAAACCACTATACCGATATATCTCAGATTAAAACCTCACTTGAATTTGAAGTTCGCAAACTTGTAAAAGAAAAGCGTGAGTACTATGGAGGAGAAGCTGACGCAAGAGTATATGCCGAAAAACCTTTTGGCAATAGTATCAAGACATCTGAAAAGATGAAAGTATATCTAGAGTCTGATGATGAGATCATTAACCTAGAAGCGAAAATTAAATACCTAGATCAAATGCTTTACTGGTTAGATCAGGTAATGAAACAAATATCAAATAGAGGATTCCAAGTCAAGAGTGCTATTGAGTGGGAGAAATTTATCAATGGACAGTAATGACACACCTCCTAGTCAAAAAGAAGAATGAAGTATACGTTACTGTTCATTCTCCAGAAGAATATGTTCACAGAGAACTAGCAGATTACTTTACGTTTGAAGTTCCCGAAGCAAAGTATTTAAAAAAGAATCCTAGGTATAGACACTGGGATGGCACTATACAATTATATTCACCCGCTACTGGTGCATTGTATCATGGTCTAACAGAGCATCTTCATACATGGGCACATGAGAAACAATACCAGATAGAGTATGAGACTAGTGAATGGTATGGTGATATACATGAAGAGAATAAGTTTGTATCACCAGCAGGTGTTAAAACCTTTATGGATAAGGTTTGCAATATAAAACCTCGTGTCTACCAGTACAAGGCAGTCTACGAGGCTATAAAAAATAATCGTAAGTTGTTACTTTCTCCTACGGGATCTGGGAAATCTTTGATGATCTACTCCATAGTCAGATACTATGCTGCCACCGCAAAGAAGATACTTATAGTCGTCCCAACTACATCCCTCGTTGAGCAGATGGTCAATGATTTTATTTCTTACGGGTGGAATGCTGACGACTTTGTTCATAAGATTTATGGTGGTAAGGATAAAAATACAGATAAAGATATTATTATATCTACTTGGCAATCTATTTACAAGTTTCCTAAAAGGTATTTTGATGACATAGATTGTGTGATTGGTGATGAAGCACATCTATTTAAGAGTAAATCGCTTACAGGCATCATGACTAAGTTACATAATGCTAAGTATAGATTTGGATTTACTGGTACACTAGACGGGTCTAAGACTCATAAGTGGGTATTAGAAGGTCTGTTTGGATCTTGCGATCAAGTAACTAAGACAGATGATCTTATCAAGTCAGGTTACCTATCTAAATTTAGGATTAAAATACTACTGTGTAAACACTCCTCTCAACATTTTGAAACATATCATGATGAGATAGACTATTTGGTTGAGCATCGTGGTCGTAATAACCTCATTAAAAATTTGGTTAAAGATCTAGAAGGTAACACCCTAGTACTATTTAACTACGTTGAAAAGCATGGAGAACCTTTATATGATTTAATAAATAGTAATGTCAAAGAAGATAGAAAAGTTTTCTTTGTTCATGGTGGTACTGAAGTAGTAGACCGTGAAGAGGTTCGTTTAATCACAGAGGAGGAAGACAATGCAGTCATTGTTGCCAGTTACGGCACATTCTCAACTGGAATTAACATTAAGCGTCTTCATAACATCATCTTTGCATCGCCATCCAAATCCCGCATCAGAAACCTACAATCAATCGGTAGGGTCTTACGTAAGGGAGAAGGAAAAAGCATAGCAACACTGTATGATATTGCTGACGACATCGGAGGTCAGAATTATACTCTCAGACATTTGAATGAAAGGGTAACTATATACAACGAAGAGAATTTTAAATATGAAGTCATTAAGATAAATTTAAAAGCAAGTTAATGGAAGAAGATTTTATCGCTACAATTAAACTTACTACTGGAGAGGAACTTATATCAAAAGTTTCTTATATGCCTGATGATGATAGTCTAGTGCTTGATAGTCCTATGGAAGTGACTAAGATAGATACTACTAAACAAAATCTTAGGATCGGAGGTTTTGCTTTAACTGAATGGATTACTTCTACTTTTGACCATACATTTGTTCTTCCTAAAAAACATGTTATTACAATGACAGAAGTTGAAGATGTTAATATAAAAAATTTTTATAATGTCACTGTTCAAAGACAACACATAGAGTTATCACAATTTAAAGAAGCTGCTAATCCCAAACAATTTACTCGTGATATGGGAAATTTAGGTTCCGTGAATAAAACTAAACAAGCTCTTGAAGAATTATATAAAAGAAGCTAGACCCCCCTTTAACCCTTGACAGAGTTAGTCTACTGCTTTTTTAAGCACTTGTCAACCCCCCCTTGACAATTGTGTTCATTTCCCCTACAATAAGGATAACAGAAATGCCTAGAATGAGAAAAAAGACAGAATATTATGTCAATAACAAAGAGTTTCTAGCAGCAATTACTGTCTATCGTAATTCTGTCTTAAAGGCACGTGACGATGGAGCAGCAAGACCTCGTGTTCCTAATTACATAGGAGAATGTTTCTTGAAGATTGCTACACACTTATCATATAAACCAAACTTTGTAAACTATATGTTTCGTGAGGATATGATATGTGATGGTATAGAGAATTGTTTACAATACATAGATAATTTCAATCCAGAAAAATCCTCCAACCCATTTGCTTACTTTACGCAAATTATATACTATGCTTTTCTCAGACGTATTCAGAAAGAGAAAAAGCAAATGGAAATTAAAAATAAAATTCTTGAAAAATCAGGTTACGATGAGGTAATGCATACTGATTCATACACTGGTGATATGCAAGGAATGAATGCTTCCTCGTCTGATATGGGAAGTATTAAAGAGAACATAGAAATTAAGATGAACCGCTAATGAATCCTGACGAGAATCCATTTTGGGGTGAACCTACTCCAACCGATCTCTGGAATGATATGGATAAACTAAATCAATTATATGATGAACTTGGATGGGATCATGTAGATTATCTAGAGTTTGCAATTGAAGGAAATCATATTACAATAAGAAATAGATCTAGAGAGGGAAGATGAACAAAGAAAGATTAAAAGAAATTATAACACAACTCAAAGACATAACCGCCGAGTTGGAATCTGAGGTCTACTCAGATTTAGAAGCATATAAAACATATGGAGGAAGCACTCTTACATATGATGATACAAGCGATAAAGATGAACTCTGTGATTGAAATACAATTAGCTGTTGTCAAAAAGATGAGAGAATGCTATCCTAGTATTAGGGCAGCATATTTTATTAAGACAAGACCTATTATATTATGAACATTTTTGTTACTGACCCTGATCCTATCAAGTCTGCTCAGGTATTACCTGACAAACATATTGTTAAGATGCCACTAGAAACATGTCAAATGTTATCTATCGTAGCATCTAAGAAGTGGGGTCATGGTATTGGCGAGTTACCTAAGTTAGATGGTACACCATACAAAACAGACAAGGGTGCGTTCCGCAATCATCCTTGTACTATCTGGGCACAACAGAATTGGTCGTGGTTAATACGTCATGGTCTAGCATTGTGTAAAGAGTATACACACAGGTATGGCAAGGTTCATAGTTGTGAATCTACTATTCTACATGCAGAAAAGATTTTTCCATTTCAATACATCAGACATGTCAGAGAGCATTCTGACATGTTTGTATTTGCAGGTCCTGATGAGTTCAAGCACGATACAAGTATTGACATTTTCACTGCATACAAACGCTATATTGCATCTAAACCTTGGGTTGCTACTAACTATCTTCGTGACCCATCACGCAAACCAGAATGGGTATGACTAACAAAGCAAAAACATTATTAAAAGTAGGAATACCACTTGTAATAGTAATCCAACTTATTTCAATAACTTTTTTATTGGCAAGACTAAACAGAGATAAAGCATTCTCATGTAAAACTGCCAGAGAGTATTTGGTGTGTAGACAAATAGAACTACCATGACTAAATTTTTTAAACAAACAAGTAACGAACCTTATGATCGTCATCATTATAAAATTGTTTGTCAAAACAAATCTTTTGTGGTAAAATCATATGACGAGGTTCAAGAGTGGTGGTGGAATAATAATCATTTACCAAAATTTGATGCAGTTGTACATGTATTAGATAAACCAAGGAAAAAATCTAAAGGTTTTTTATGAGTAGTATTATTTTTAGAAAGCATCGTGTGTTTAAAGAAACAGATGATGTTACCTTCTATGACATATCTGTAGAAGAATGTAATGCCACAGACCTTGTGGTGCATGAAGGTGCTGCTGTCTCACCTCCACCTGACTGTGTAGGAGGTAAGCAATTTTATATACATCGTTATCAAGATGATTACAACAGAGTCATTAATGGTGAAAGAACTTTTGAGATAGTCAACTATGACTTTAAATGTCCTTATCATATAATACATTTAAGAAGACAGAGTGGTGCATTATTTTTACCAAGAGGTACATACCACAGGTCTACATCAGGAGAGAATGGTTCTATTGTAATCAATCAGGCACATAGATATGAAGGTTTTAATGCTGAGACAGAGTTCATTCCTGTATCTTCAGCAGAAGATAAAAAATTATATGATATACTAAAGAATGAAAACCCTGTTATCCATACTATAGGCGAATGATTTTACCAGGTTCTACAGTTAAAGTAACTGATGAAAATTCAATCTACCGAGGGTATGTTGGATGTGTTCAAAGAATACAAGGAAAGAAAGCAGCAGTTCTAATGGATAGTCATACTCCTTGGGACAAGATGATTACATTTAAACTTTCTTCACTTGATGAAGTCACAGAAGGTTTCCAATATTATCCAAAGAAAAAATGAAATTAACACAAGAAATCATTGACAAAATTCAAGAAGCAATGTATCATACTAAAAAGAATGGAGATATCAACTGGGATGATGGTGATGAGATTGATGTAAATCTTGCAGGAACATTCGCAGCAGATAGATTTATTGTTATAGTAAACAGAACAAAAAGTAGCACATCAAAGCATAACTTTATAAAATGAAAGAATTTGATTATGACCTCCCTTATAAAACTCTTGACTTTACAGACACAGAAACTCGTGAACTTTATCGTATTGGAAGGGGAGAGCAAGGAGTTCTACTGGTTCGCCCTTATACTAACATTATTTGTAATCATTGGAGATTCAAAACTCCTAGAGAAGCAATAATATCTTCCAATCGTATTTTTGGAATGTATCTTGATTACCGTGATGAAGGAGACTTTATCGGTATGGATATGTGTCGTAAATTTCTAGAAATGGGATTTACTCGTGCCAGAAGATATGCAAATCACAACTCTGGTCGAAAATACAAGAAAGGAACTAAAGAAGTATTACCTCAAGAAGCAGATCACGAAACAAGCAAGTATGCTGAAGCTGCAAGAACATTTAAAAAAGTTCGTGACATTGTTGCAAAAAGCGATGTTTATGTTAAAATGAGAAAAGAATGGAGGGCAAAAGAAAATGGAATTAATTGCTAAAGAAGACCCAAGATATTTTTCTCAAACTTCTGATATACCTTATGACCGTCATCATTATCGAATAGTTTGTCAAAACAAATCTTTTGTGGTAGAATCTTGGGATGAGGTTCAAGAATGGTGGTGGAATAATTGTCATTCACCTTGGTTTGAAGGAACAGTTGTTCACGTTATTGATAAACCAAAACCAAAGAAAAAATCTAAAGGTTTTAAATGAAATTATTAGTCGCAGGAAGAATCACAGGTTCGGTGTTGATTATTTGTGCGTATTTTGTTATACTACATGTATCTGCCTTTTATGGTGCAATAATTCATATTATTGCTGATATTATTTGTATTCCTTTTTATATTCAAAATAAACAATGGGATGTTGCAATTATGTTAGCATTTTTGATGAGCATAGCAATTAGTAAAGTTGCAATTTTATTATGAGTGATTTTATATGGGTTGAAAAATACAGACCCAAAACAATTGATGAGTGTATTCTACCAAAAACTATCAAACAAACTTTTCAAGATTTTGTTGATAGAGGAGAGATACCAAATATGTTATTGTCAGGTCCACCAGGCATAGGTAAGACTACAGTAGCAAAAGCATTGTGTAATCAATTAGGAGCAGATTACTATGTCATTAATGGGTCGGATGAAGGACGTTTTCTCGACACTGTTCGGACGAACGCAAAGAACTTCGCATCTACCGTCTCTCTTACAAGTGAGTCGAAACATAAAGTCATCATCATTGATGAAGCAGACAATACCACTTCCGATGTACAGCTCCTTCTCAGAGCGAGTATTGAGGAGTTCTCCAAAAACTGCAGGTTTATCTTTACGTGTAACTACAAAAACAAAATTATCGACCCACTACATTCTAGGTGTTCTGTTGTTGATTTCTCGATACACAAAAGAGATAAACCAACAATTGCAGCACAATTCTTCTCAAGATTAACTCATATCTTAGAAGAAGAAAAAGTTGAGACCGATAAAAAAGTTGTAGCACAACTAATTAATAAACACTTTCCTGATTGGAGGAGAGTATTGAATGAGTGTCAGAGATACTCAGTAAGTGGAAAAATAGACAGTGGAATACTAGTAACCTTTTCAGATGTATCAATCGATGAACTTACAAAGAACCTCAAACAAAAAGACTTTTCGGCAGTACGTAAATGGGTTGTCGATAACTTGGACAATGATCCTGCTGTACTTATGCGTCGTGTTTACGATGCTCTTTATAGCACCCTTGAAAACTCTAGCATTCCTGCTGCTGTGCTTATTATTGCTCGTTATTCTTATCAAATTGCCTTTGTAGCAGATCAAGAAATTAATCTATTAGCTTGTTTAACCGAAATTATGGTGGAGTGTGAATTTAAATGACTGTAAAACTTATTCGTATGTGGTCTGGTGAAGATGTAATCGCTGACATTACAAAAGAAGAGACCGATTCAATAACAATCACTGATCCGATTGTGGCAGTACCGTCACAAAAACAAGGACAAATTGCATTTGCTCCTTGGTCTCCTTTACTTCAAAAAGATAAACTTGAAGTTACTAAAAAGTATGTCGTATACATGGCAAATCCTCAAGAGGAGATTATCGAACAATATAATTCAATGTTTGGTAAAATATCAAAACCAACTAAGAAACTTATATTATGAACTGTTGGCATTGTAATACTGAACTTATCTGGGGTGGTGATCATGACCTTGACATGGATATGACTCCAGAGTATAGTATAGTAACAAACTTATCATGCCCTCGATGTAAATCGTATGTTGAGGTTTATTATCCGCGTGAAAATCAAAATGACTAAATTTACAAAAACAAAAGCACAAATGAAATCGTCAAGTTATTACTTATTCTGGGGTATCGCAACAGTTGCAGTTGTTGCAGGTCAAGTCTATGTTGGCACTGGATATCGTCAGATGGCAAAATCAATGAATAGATGGTTTGAAGAAACTATCGATATTATTACTATGCCAAGGAGAAATAGTGGAGGATATATGCCAATGAAAGAAATGATAGACCCTGATGATTATATCATTTGGGAAGAAATTAAGTAATGTCAATTAAATCTCTTAAAACTCCACTCAGATATCCTGGTGGTAAATCAAAAGCAATCAAAACTTTATCACAGTGGTATCCAAAGATTATATCAGAATATCGTGAACCATTCATTGGTGGTGGATCAATTGCTATTGATGTTACAAAATCAAATCCAGAGATACCAGTTTGGAT